TTACTTACCTTTTTTAAAGTTCTGAATAATTTTGACCAGGCTCTCGGTGACCTTTGTAGAATAGTTAATCATACAGATTTAACAGATCCGATATTCGATAAAAATTCGGATAAGCATCATGCATTTGTAAAAAACATGATGTCTAAGCTGTATTCTCTTAAAAATGAGCTCATATTGCTTCCCGTATCAACCCTGTAAGAAAACTCAAATCTTTTTCCTATGTTAAAAAATTTTTTACAGGCGATTAACTATATTTGTAATATCGATAAAATTGATAGAGGAGATTAATATGAATTATGCAATGAATCGAAAGACCGGTAAGGCCTATGTGGTCACAACCGGCAATGAACAAACACGTAACCGTGTTCAGCTCGAAGGTATGGAAATCCGTTCACCGGAACATACCCGTTATGCAGTGTCAAGTCTCGTAGCTCTTTCTCAGACTGAAGCAACTATTTGTTTCATGGCTGAAAAGGTTCTTCGTGGTAAGCACAAGCGTACTGAACTCGACCGTAACATGGTTGCATTATATCGAACACTTCAACAGGAGGTTATGGCCTAATGTGGCGCATTACTCGTTATCACGTTGACGAAACTGGTACACCGTATGGTGAACCGTTTACTTCTGACTGCTATACTGAAGAACTCATGGAATCCTATAAGAATCCGCGTCTTCGTTCGGTTGTCAAGATTGAACAGTTTATCGGTGGAAAGTGGACTACTATCTGGACTAAGTAAGTATGGATTGTTTTTTCATCAATAATTTGAATCTTAAGCCCAGCAAGCATATGTTTGCTGATTTTAAGAAATTACTTGATGAAGAATTTCTCCCTGCTGATGTATTGTGTATAAGCGGCATATCGGAAGATTACGAGATGACTAGGCGTTTTCTGGTTTATCTTGGACAGCACTATAAAAATGTGCTGTATGTTTATGGTGGTTGTGATATGAAATCTGATATGCCGCTTGATTTGAAATTTGAAAAAGTTAAAGATTCACTGAGGTCATTCCAGCGCAAACTTTGTTCGCCAATTAGGTTAGATGGGCAAGTAGTTATGGTTGATAAGCATGTTTTTGGCGGAGCGACTGGAATTGATCCCAGTGTTAATATTAAACGATGGAATTGGTGGACCACCGATATTAATGAGATGTACAACGATGAAGTTAATAGGTTTCGTAAAATTGCGGAATCTATTCCCGACGTCGTTGTTTCTTATTATGACCCACGGAAAATGAATTTAAATGTAAATGGAAAGATCTGGCATTTTGGACAGGATAAGAAAAAGTCCATTTGCGAAATCGGTGACACGTTTTTAATAAATAATTCGTGCATTGATAAGAGCACAAAATACACTAAGAAAGACTTTCTATTTAAAATTTAAGGAAACTGAGATGAAAACTACAGAAAATAACGTACTCGTAAAAGAGGAACCTTTCGACAAAATGACTGTCGGAGGCTTATTTATTCCCCGAATTGGAACGATTCCTATGGCGCTCGGTACAGTTGTAAAACTTGGACCGGGTAAGTATAATCCGTTTACCAAGAAACTTACTCCGATTGAACTCAAGGTTGGTGACCGCGTGATTTATAATCCGGGTGTCGCAACTGAAGTAACTGTTTCTGTTAAGGACGAACAGGGAAATGTCAGTAAGCTTAAGTTGGTCAAGGTTGCCGAAAACGAATGTACCTGCATTCTTGACGATAACGAAGAAATTAAGTAAAAGGAAATTTAACTATGAAGATGAACGATAACTATGTGCTTGTAAAGCGCCGTAGCGGCGATACGAAGACCGCAGGCGGTATTTATATTCCGGAACTTGATAGCTCGGGTAAGCTTGTTTATGGCGAAGTTGTTGCCGTTGGCCCAGGTAAGTATAATGCAGTTACGGATTCTCGAATTCCGTGTACCGTATCTGTCGGTGACCGCATTATTTTTACAGATTTGAAGGCAATCGAACTCAATATCGCTGCAAAGAATGATAAGGGTGCTTATGTTAAGACAAAGTATTACCAGATTCCTGATTCTGCAGTGGAAGTAATTCTTGAAGACAATGAAGACATCTAATCAAAATACGTCTAAAGTTTCTGCCAAAATTAAGAATTTTTGGGTGAATATCAAGGCCAATAAGGGACTGGTTATCGGTACTCTTATTATGGTCTTGGTTTATACTCTAGTTTTAGGCGGATTTGGTGTGTTTGGAGATACACTTAAGAAAGGAATAATGTATTTTATGACCGACATTGTACCATATATTGCAATGGCATTCGGTTATTTCATGGCAATTTTCCTTCCTATTCGTATTAGTCAGGCTCTTGCTCGTAATAAGCAGCTCAAAGAGGACCGCGAATTCGATAAGAAGCTTTCTGAACATGCTGCGAAGTCTCATGAATTACAAGAAAATATATTAAAAGCATTGAAAACAAACGAAACATTTAAATAATTTAGGTAAAAGACAATGCATACTGAAGAACAGCTTAAGAAAATTGACCAGGCCGTTAATCATCCTAGTCATTATTGTAATAACGCATCTGGTATTGAAACTATTACGATTACTCGCTATCTTGATTGTGACTGCGCAAATGTATGGAAATATTCCATGCGTTACCTCGATAAGACCAAGACTGACCCTGAACATGCTACGCCGTATCAGGACCTCGGTAAGGCAATTTTCTATCTCAATGACTTCCTCAAGAATTTTGTTGACGGAAGTGGCAATGTAACTAACGAACATCCGGTTCCTCCTGCAGAAGTTGTAGAACGTATGATTAAGGTCGCAGATGTTGAACCGGTTCCGGCTGTACAGAGTATCTTCAATGATATTATTTCCATAGCGGTGGCTAAGGAAATTGACCTGATGAAGGTTTCTAAGGATATTGAAGCTCTTGAAGAGTACAGAAAGGATCTACCATAATATGGAAGTAACAAAAGTCAAAATTTATCCATATAATGTGAAGTATGGTAAGCTCGGCAAGTGCCAGGTTATTCTTGACCATGAACTCTTGCTTACCGGCCTTACATTGATGGACTATTACGGCAAGCGATATGTTATTTACCCTAAGAACGTGAATAACAAGCGTGAGCTTTGTTTCGTCCAGCCTATTAAGAAGCCGCTTGCGGACAAGATTAATAAGGCCGTGTTCGAAGCCTACGACAAGATGAATATCAATGTCGAAGAAAAAATTGAAAAAACTGAAGAATCTGATGAGTCCGCTTTCATGGCTGGAATTAAGGACATGGTTGATACTATTCAAGGCGAAACTGCCGTGCTTTATGCTGGTAAGTATCTCGAGAATACTCAACCGTCAAATGGTCCAGAACCTATGACAGACCCCGAAGAACTTGAAATCGTCGAGTAAAACATGAAGAAACATAAACCAATAAAGATGCAGCCTTTATTCCGAAAGGAAAAAGATTATCTCAAGGTTATTAGTAATCCTAAGACTCTTGAGACATTGAAGGAAATGGTCAACCAGTCAAAACAGGTTACGGATAACATCGTTCATCCGAAGAATCTTAATGACTGGATGGTTTATGTTATTTCTATTTTGCCCAAATTTGAAACTGACACAGAATTCTGTGAAAAACTAAAGGATTTAGTAAATGAATATTCGAATGAACCAAAAGGAAGTAACACCACTGAATCTTGTTAAGACCGTCTATGCGTCTGTTCTTGAAGATGTCTATAAGAACTTTACGGACTATGCGAAAGTTTTTGTAAAGAATTATGACAATTACAATGATGAAGAACTTAAGGCCATTTTCTTGAAGAACGAAGATTTTAACCATAAGATTAGTGTTTTCCTTGAAAAGAACAAATTGGTGTAACATGAAATTTGAAGTCGGAAAAACTTATAAAGGTATTGATGGAAACGAATATACTGTTTTATCGCTAGATGAAAACTTTATAAACGTTAAGTTCCGCAATGTCACGAAAAGATTTAGGTATGTATTGTATTCTGGCAATGATACTGTAATCCAATATGGAAAGCCGTTATTGTCTGCTGGTCCATTCAAACTTAGATTCGACCCGGAAATCGATGTTGAAGAAAAATCGAAATCCAGAAAGCAAATTGAAATTAACTTAAATAATGAAGGATATTTAAATGTCTTTAAAGCGCATCGTAAAGAAGAAAACTGAAAATAAGCCTGTAGAAGCTCCTATTGCTCCTATGGTTACTCCGAATCCGGGTCAAATGCCTCCTGTACCGGAAAATCCTGGTGATGTTCCTCCGGAAGGTCAGCCTGAAGAACCTGAACAACAAGCCATTCCTCTTGGTGAAATGGGTGGTTATTTTGAAGTAATGCGTCAGAATTACTTTGAAGTCAAGCGTTGTATTTGGATTACCGGTGCGATTGATTGGAATATCGCTATTCGTACTATTCAACGTCTTTCGTTTTATGACGACGACGTTAAGGATCCCGTTACCATTTACCTCTCTTCTCCTGGTGGAGATTGTGACGCTGGTTTTGCTCTCATCGATGTCATGGATGAATTGAAGCGTAAAGGTATTATTATTAACACGATTGCTTGTGGTTCTTGCTCTAGTATGGCTTCTGTCATTCTTGCAAACGGAACTCCTGGCCATCGTTATGCATTCCCGTCTTCTCGTATCATGATTCATCAGGCTGGTATTGTCGCCGATGGTTTTGCTGGTCGTCTTAAGGACGTTAGCATTCTCCAGAAGGAATTGCAGAACTGGACTGATAGCATGAATCGTGTATTTAAGAAACAGACTGGGAAGACTACTGAAGAACTCCGTGAACTTACTTCGTTTGACAACTTTATGTCGGCAAATGAAGCAAAGAAAATCGGATTAATTGATAAGGTAAAGACGAAGTTGGTTTAAAATTTTCTATATTTTAAAAATAACTTCTATAAATAAGGTATAATTATGAGTAATGGTGATTCTTTTATAAGCTATCTACATAGAAACGACCCGTCTTATACCGAAGAACAGAAACTTGAGGCATATAAGAATTATAAGGCTCAGACAGTTAATGTCGATGAGCTTGAAGATGATGAATTCTATAATGACGAAGTTCCGGAAATAAATGAAGCCCATCGTACACAGCGTCCTTCACCAAGGCCTGCGCCACGTCCGGCTCCTGCTCCGGCACCGCGTCCTGCACCAGTTCCTGCTGAACCTGATTTTGACGATGATACGAATTATGTAGAGCCGGCGCCTGTTCGCAGACGTCCAGCTAAAAAGCCACAAACATTTACAGAAAGTGTGGGTTATATTAATAACCCCGCTTTTTCTGAAGCTTTTTCTCTTATTGACGAAATGAAAGAGAAAATGACCGCAATGTTTTTTAAATATGGAATGACTGGCCTCACAAAGCTTAATGAATGCATGTTGGACATGTGTGATGAAATTATGAATCCACCACCGCCAGCTCCAAAGATTATTTACAAAGAAAAAGAACCGGAAGTTGTTGTAGCACCTGCTCCGGTTAAAAAGACTGTTATTAAGAAAAAGCCCGTTGCAGCCAAAGTTGTCGAAAAGAAGACTGAAAAAGTAACTGAAACTGCAGCAGCACCGCAAGTAACGAAACCTAAAGTTGTTAAAAAAGCAGAACCTGCGAAAACTGAAGAAGAAATCTTGAAAGAAAAGAAAGCTAACCTCGATGCAATGCTCGAAACCGCAGATCTGAGTGAATTGGGAAGTACACTTACTAAGCAATCTTCTGTCCAAGTAGACGAAGGTGCTAAGCGACTTGCTTTGGTGAAGGCCAATAGTGAAAGAATTAAAAAGCTATCTGAAGAAAAACAAGAAGCACAGCATAAAGAAGAATCTAATGAACCTGTTGAAGAATTCGAAGTTGTAGCTGACGGAGAATCCACTTTTGAAATGCCAACTAATGAAGAAAACCAGACCACTGATGCTGAGCTTGAGACAGCTGCGAATTAAAAATGAAGAAAATTAAAACTAATAAAAAAGATAAAGCAGAAAAACAAAACTTGTCAGAAGTCGACGTTATCGGCACTGTTTTAGAAGCCCGCCCTAATGCGATGTTTGACGTTGAACTAGAAAATGGTCAGAGGGTGCTTTGCACTATATCTGGCAAAATTCGTGTTAAGCATATTCATATCACTCCAGGTGATAAATGCCTTATCGGCGTGAACATCTACGATATGAGTAAAGGAAGGATAAAGTTTAGATATGATACCAGAGTACAGCAGAAAGAGACGACTACCGCTTGATATTGAAGAAGTTACAGAAGGTATGCCTGAAATAGCCAACGCTATTGGTAATATCAATGTATGGAAACAGTATGAGCAGGCTCCAGATTTTTCTGAAATTCCGGAAGAATATCAATCTATGATTCCTGACAATGCGAAGAAACAACAAGAAGACACAAGAACCTATAATATATGGTTAACTAAACGATAAAGGAAAACATAATATGATGACTAATGCTAATAACTTTAATGATGCAGTTGACGCCGAAGACGTTGTTGTTAACAACCTCCGTGCAATCAAGCAAATCGTGGTCGCAAAGATCGATGAAGTCCGTAAGACTGAAGTTCCGGAAGCTAAGGCTGAATTCAAGGCCGGCTATCTCCAGGCTTTCCAGGATATGCAGACCTTCATCAAGACGTTGAATGCATAATTAAAGAATTTTGGAATAAAAAGACCTACAAATTTAATCATTTGTAGGTTTTTTCTATATTTAAACTATATGAGTGGATTTAAAAATTGTTATTGGGACTTTAAGAAACAAAAGTTATACTTTAAGGCCCAAGAAGATACTGAATTTAAGGAAGTAGAATTCAATAACTGGTGCTACATTCCTGATAAGACAAAAAAGAGCAAGCTCACCGACATTCATAAGACTCCAATGGAAAGGTTCCCTTATAAGGACCGAAATTCATTAATAGGTCTGAAAGGTGTCTGCGAAGGTAATTTGCGTCCTGAAGTCAAATACATGCATCAGCTGTACGATAACGAAGAACTCCATGTAGACATGAGTTTGTGGAATATTTGTTTCTTCGATATTGAAGTTGCGTCGGGCAGTAAGTATTATGACGAAACGTTGATTAAAGTTTGTGAGAAGAAAACCAATAAGACTATCGATGTTAGTCTTATTGATTTTGACATGAAGTTTGACCATGATAAGTATTTCGTTTATGATATTGAAGTTGATAAATATCTTCCGTATGAAGACAGCTGTTTCGTTTCCTATGATTTCCCATCTCCTGAAATAGCACAATGGCCGATTAACGCGATTACTTGTTATTCTACAAAGACAAAGCAATCTTATACCTGGAGTACAATCAGATATACAGATGACCCTAAGGATTTGCCTAACTATACGTATTGTAAGTCAGAAGTGGTACTTATCCGAGAATGGATAAAGTGGTTCGCCAATAACCATTTTGACATCATTACAGGTTGGAATTCGCTCGCATACGATATTCCGTATAT